CCGGTTATTGGCGATTTTGCTAGCGAAGGCATGCGCTGTCTCGCCAGCGAGCAGCTTCACGCTTATTACATCCGCGCGATTCAGCAACTAAATGATCGCATTGAGGAACTAGAGGTCCGCTTAGCCGCCTGACTTCCCGCCCGGCGGCGTGCGTGGTATACTCGCGAACTGATGAAGGAACCTACCAATGGTCGCCTACACCGACGTCCCGGCTGCTAATGCTCTCGTTGAAGAGCAGGCCAAGATTAATCAGGGGATCGCTCTGGTCGACGCGGGCGGCAAGATCTCGTCTTTCACCATCATTCCACCATTACCCGATCCCGGCAGCCCTCCGGGGGTGCCGATGATGTCGGCCACGCTCTCGGCGGTCGACCCGTCATTGTCATTTATGCAGTCGGTCCGTGATGCGATGGTGGCGCGCAGCGCGGAAATTGATGACGAGCTGGCAGCGCTGGGCGTTGACCCGCCGCCGCCACCCGATCCGCCAGCAAGCGACAGTGGTACCCGTTCTATCTCCGCAACCGGCATCATAGGAGCGTTTAAGCCATGACGACACCAGTTGGCCCGACCCAGCCCTTCCATGTGACCCTGCAGGCGCAGGAATGGAACAATCTGATCGCGGCGCTGCACGATGCGCCGTACAAGATTTCCGCACCGCTGATCCAGTCGATCAGTCAGCAGCTCCAGGAACAAGCCGATAACGCGCCTCAGCCCAACGGCACCATGGGAGTCGGCATTCCGATGCAGCCCAACTAGGCGATGCGTTACCGCAAGCTCGATCAAAACGGCGACATGACTTTTGGTCATGGCACTGGGAATTTCTGGCATGACGTACCGGATGCGGTGGGCCAGTCAGTCCAGACCCGTCTCATGCTGTTTGCGGGCGAGTGGTTCCTCAACATCACGGAAGGCACACCGTGGGGCGGCTTCCCGCTCAATGACCAAGTGGTGTTGCAAGGCCGTATCTTGGCTGAGCATACCCAGTTGTCGCGCGATGCGGCGATCCGTGACCGCATTATTTCGACGACGGGCGTCGCGACGTTGGTCGAGTATTACAGCACGATTGATGCCGAGACGCGCGCGTTTCGCGTAAATGCGGTGATCGACACGACCTACGGCGGCAACATCGTCCGGTTGACGATTGCCGCCGTACCGGGGGCGCAACCAAATGTCCAAATCAAGGTTGCGCCCACCATCAACGTGACGAGACCGCCGCCGCCATTCCTGCGACAACTACCGGCACGGTGACGCGATGCCACCTCCCGTCACTACCATCCAATACAACGGGGTCGTGACGCCGTTGTTCACTGATGTACTGGCTTACTTGCAGGATCAGTACAAGTCAATCTATGGGCAGGATGTCAATCTTGCCGCCGACACCCAGGATGGACAGTGGCTCGCGGTCACTGCCTTGGCGATCCACAATGCCAATCAGACGATCACCGCCGCTTACCAAGCCTATTCTCCGACTTTCGCGCAGGGGGCCGGGCTGTCGAGCGTCGTTAAGATCAACGGCATCAGGCGGCTGCGGTCGAGCAACAGCACAGTGATTCTGCAGTGCGTCGGGACTGCCGGGCGGCAGATCGGCGGCGGGGTGGTCGGTGACAATCTCAGCCTCGGCACGTCGTGGACGCTGCCTGCCGATGTGACGATTCCACCAGAGGGCGAGATCGAGGTGACCGCCACCTGCACCGTCACTGGGTCGATACAGGCTGAGATCGGCACCCTGACCGAGATTCTGACGCCGATACCCGGCTGGCAGACGGTGACCAACCCATCCGCCGCTTCTATTGGGTTGCCGGTAGAGACCGATGCCGCATTGCGACGCCGCCAGACGCAATCGGTCGCCAATCCGTCGCAAACCGTGGTATTGGGCATCACCGGGGCGATCGAGAATATTTTGGGCGTCAGCCGAGTGATGATTTACGAGAACCCGCACAGCACATCCGACATCAACGGTCTGCCGCCTTATTCCATGGCGATCGTAGTCCAAGGTGGTGATATTCAGGCTGTCGCTGATGCCATCGCCCTGCGCAAGACGCCCGGCAGCCCGACTTATGGCACTACCAGCGTCATGGTGTTCGATAGTCGGGGTGTGCCATCAGTGATTAACTTCTTCGAGCTGACGCTGGTGCCGATCTCAGTTGCCATCACCATCACCGCTCTCCCTGGCTTCACCGCGAACATCGAAGCGGCGCTGGCGGCGCAGGTGATCGCTTTCCTGTCGACGCTGCCGATTGGCTACAATTCGTTCATCTCGAAGCTCATCGCCGCTTGCCAGCTACCGGAACCGGACGGGTTGACTTACGATGTCATCACCGTCACCCAGTCACGCGGCGGCGCGGCATTGGCGGCGACTGACGTCGTCATTTCATACATCGAAGCCTGCGTCGCGGATTCCACTACGATCGCAGTGACCGTTAATGTCGTACCCGGACAACCTTAAGGGGGGACCCTATTATGACGGGCCTTACTGATCGCACTGCCCAAGCCTTGCTGAGTCACATCACCGGCAAGGCGACGATGTTCCCGATGCCGACTGCTTACGTCGCGCTGTTCACTGCCGTGGGTATCGATGCCGGAACCGGCTTTGTTGAATGCTCGGGCGGGGCCTATGCTCGGGCGGTGACGGCAGCAACCGGCTGGACCACCGCGAGCGGCACTGCACCCAGTACCATCCAGAATGCGACGCCGATCACCTTTGCCATTTCGACTGCCTCCTGGGGAACCGTCATTGGCTTTGGGTTGTATGATGCGCTGTCCACTGGTAACCTTCTGGCTTGGGACTTTTTTGGTAACTACCCGTGGCTCCCTGCCGAGTGCTCGGCGGCGACGCCTGCAGTGATCACTGCGGCTCAGCACCAATACCTAGCCAGCGACAGCATCGTCTGGTCGATTGAATACGGTGGTATCAACCCAACTTTCACCCAGGGTGACTTCACTGGTATCTTGACCGTCACCACTCCGTTGACCGACACTTTCACCGTCACCAAGGGTGCGACGGCGGTCAACACCAGTACGTCGGGTAACGGCATGGTACGAAAAGTTGCTTCGCAACAGATCATTTCCGGCGTACAGCCAACTTTCCCTGCCGGTTCCTTGATCCTTACCGCTGCTTGATGATCGATGGATCTTTCTGGTCGCATTACTGCGACCACATCGACCAGAGGGGGAAGGCTATCACCGGCTAGGCTCCTGGCCGGTCGCGTCACTGCGGCTGTCTCATCGCAGAATTGGTTGGCATGGGTAGTCAGCGGTCGTATTAGCACCGCATTTACTACTCGATCAGTTTTAACAACACCGCTGCCTCAAGTCATCCCGCTCACCGGGCGCGCGATCTTCATGACCCACATGAGATCGCCGCCCGGTGGTCCGATGTTGCGGTATTTTCTGACTGGCCGCATCACCGCGACCAGCACGGCGCGCACCAGCATCTTCTTCCCGGTTATCGGTCGCCCGATGAATTTGGCTGGTCGCGTCACCGCGACCGTCACGGCGTGGGCCTCCCAAGATTACCCGACAGTTAAGCTGTCAGGGCGCATCACCTCAACCGCTCGGGCATCTTTCCTCTCCATCAATTTCATCAATGTAGCGGGCCTAATTACTTCGACCACGCGGGCGCGTCTCCGGTCGATCCCGATACTGGTCCTGTCCGGGCGCGTCACCGCAACCACTCGGGCATACTTCCGTTGGATTGGGCTAAATTTAGTAGGCGGCAGGCTCAATATTGCCGTTAAAGCCACTCATGCTGGCTTCCCGTTCCATCACCTCATGGGTCGCGTCAAGTCGACCACCAGTGCGCGCCTCGATTTTCCCGCTCTTATTGGTCAGGTTTCGTTAGCGGGTCGCATCAAGTCGACCACCAGTGCGCGCCTCGTCGGCGACTACATGGTCTGGGTCGGGGGCCGGGTCAAGACTACCAGCACGGCGCGCCTCGACTTTCCAGGATTGCAGACCTTCCTAACCGGCGGTCAGTTTGTTGGTTTTGCCGGGCCATCCGTTTCGACGCGGATGTTCGGCCTATTCAATCCGAATTTTGATCTACTTGCCAGCCGCATCAAGATCACCCTACGGGTGTCGATCGACGTTGCGGAGCTGTATCCGCCGCGACCGGACATCCCGGTAGCTTTCCCAGTATTCACCACTGATTATTACCTCGGCTACATCACCAGCGAGCATAATCAGCGGCCAAAATACATGCAGACGGTCAGCATCACCGTCGAACCAATGGTAGATGACGCGTATCTTGCCGCCAGTCTGCCGGTGTTGTTTGATCTCGATTATTCAGTAGGTGAGCAGGAGGACTTCACTGGGCAGTGGATCGGCAAGAATCGCTGGATCCAAATGCCGATGGGCTTCTTTTCTTGGGATACACCGAGCCTCGGCTGGGATGAAGCTAACTGGCAAGGTCCATTCGATGCAGCCAACTACATACAGCGACTGGACGACTACCACTACCGGATGTTACTGTACGCTGCCATCATCGCCAATCATTGGGATGGTTCAGTACCAAAGGCCTATGAAGCTTGGGACACTCTGCTCTCCTACACTGGGCTGCGGGTGATCATCCAGGATTATGGCAATATGACGATGCTGTACGGCCTGCTATGGACCGAAAAGCCGTCAACTGTGCTGCTCGGGCTATTCACGACCGGTCAGATGGACTTGAAGCCGGAAGGCATCGAGTTGCTTGATTACGTATTCCCGCCATCAGCCAGCACGCCGCTGTTCGCTTGGGATGCGGAGAGCGATTCGGTCGCGGGTTGGGACGTGGGTGAATGGGGTATTTTGGTGCCGCCGGGTACTGGCTTTGTGCCAATCTGACATAGGGGGGCAATGACCCAATGAGTGACAACCGCATCGGCACCGATTTTGAAGAACCCACTCCATTTGCCGGTACGCCGCGTGATGCTGTGGTCGGCACTGACTTCCTGACTTATGCCACCGGAAGCGGGGCCAACATTCAGGATCAGGTCTCGTATGACGCTGAGCCACAGCGCCAGTCCGGAGCGTTGCCTGGTATCGCACGATCGAACTTCAGCAATAAGGCGATTCGCCAGGGTACTTTCATTGCTCACTCGCTGAGCCTGTGGATCAGCCAGCAGCTCATTTTGTACATCTACGATGATGGTAATGACGTCAACTGGATGGCAAATTTCACCAATGCCTTGAACCAACTGATCCTGGCGGCCATCCCGCCCGGTCCCAATCTCGGCGCATACTTGCCCCTGATCGGTGGCACGATGGTCGGCCACATCTATTTCCAACCCGGCATCACCACCATCTTGTCGAATAACACGTGGTATTATGGCAAGGACTCTGGCGGAACGGCACGCGGCCTGATCCTCAAGGGCAGCGACAACAACGTTTACATCAATGACGGCTCGGCCCCTTACGTCGTCATGCAGGGCATACCGATCATTTCTGCCAACAACGTGGCCTTGACGGGCAGGAATACTTCAAACACCGCATATCCGCTGATTGGCCTGCTGAGTGACAATTCGGTCCACGTCGGCAGCGGCAGTGCCGGTAATATCTTCCTGGATAGTTCCACTCAGACCGGCGGCTCGGTATGGTGCGCCACCAATTTTGTCATCTCCAATAACTACGCCTATTACGCCAAGGACACCAGCGGTGCCGCGCGTATCGTTATGATGATCAACACCGGCAACTCGTTGATGATCGGCAGTGGTGCGCCCAATACTACCGAAATTTACGCCGCGAGCGGCTCTAATGTCAATGTGCATAACCCGTTGGCGGCACTCACTACTTTCCAAGCCTACGGCTTCAGCTATCTGACCGGCGGACGGGCTTACATTCCTGGTGGCAATGACCCATGGCAGATTTATGCCGACAACGGCTTCTTTGCCCGCACTCGCTTCGTGGTCGGCGGCACGCGCGACTGGAGCGTCGGCGTTTATCCCACCAGCGGGTTGTTTTCAATTAATGATGAGACCGGGGCGGCAGTCCGCTTCCAGATCGACACCACTGGCAAAGGTACATTCTTCGGTGCGTTCTACGTCCAGGGCGGCTCGCAGATCACTGGCGGGTTGACCGTACTCAACGGTCTCAATGTCGCTTCCGGCACCATCTCGGCCTCGGGCGGGGCCAGCCTGAGCGGCGGGGTCTCGGTCTACGGTGGCCTGAGCATCGTCAGCGGCAACACCACCATGGCCGGTTCGCTGAGCGTCGCTGCCAATGCTCAGATTAACGGTGGGCTGGTGGTTTATAATGCGCTCAATGTCGCTTCGGGCCGTTTTGATGTAGCGGGCGGCGCGTACCTCGCGGGCGGGCTGCAGGTGTGGGCTGGGTTGGCCGTCAACAGTGGCAACGTCACGATGGCTGGAACGCTGAGCGTCACTGGTGCCGCAACCGTGGGCAATGGGCTGAGCGTCTATAATGGGTTGAACGTTGCTTCCGGTAACTTGTCGGCGGGCTACATCATTTCGACCGGCGCGGCCCAAGTAAACGGCGGGTTGACCGTCTATAACGGCATCAACATCGCGTCGGGTAACCTAGATGTCGCCAATACTACCTTCATGCACAACCAAGGACAAGTGTGGAATCATTTCTACGTGCAGACCGGTGACATGCACGTCCAGAATGGCTCGATGCTGGCTTCGGGCAATGCTAATGTCGGCAATACGCTGTTCGTCAGCAATCAAGCGCAAGTGTGGAATTGGGTCATCATTCAAAGTGGCGGCCTATCGGTTCCGAATGGTGACGTCAATGCTGCCGGTAATCTCAGCATCAGTGGCGTCGGCTACATTTACGCCGGACTGAACGTATGGAACAGCCTGATAGTCCAGACCGGCAACTTAACGGTCAATGGTGCCGTGGGCATTGGCGGCGGGCTGACTGTCTATAACGGTTTCAATGTTCAGACTGGCAATGCGCAAGTTAGCAACGGGTCGTTTTCCATTGCGGGCGATCTCAATGTCGGCAATACTGGTTATATCCGCAATCAAGCGCAGATTTGGAACCATTGCATCGTCCAGAGCGGCGATCTGTGGGTTCCCAATGGCAGCGTCGGTGGCAATGGTAATCTTAACATTGGTGGCGTCGGTAACATCTTCAATAGTTTAAATGTGTGGAACAGTTGCGTCATCCAGACCGGCGGTTTCACCGTCAACGGTGGTGCCGCGATCGGCAGCGGTCTGACGGTGTATAACTCTATCAACATTGTCTCGGGTCGCTTTGACGTGGCCGGTGCTGGTCAGATCAACGGCGGACTGACAGTCGGTGGAGGTATTTACCTATATTCAGGTGTTGGTACTTGCAACAGTGACTGGAATGTTGCCGGGTGGAGCCGGGGCGGCGGGTTGTGGACTGATGGCGATCTGCACGTCGGTCATTACGCTAGCTTGCCCACTACCCACGTCGGTCAAATCCAAATCGGCGGCCTGCCCTACATGTACGATAGCGGCAACAACATTTTTGTCATGCCAAATACGAATTTGAGTGTCGCTCAAGGCACGATTTGGGGGGCTAATTTACAGGCTTACGGCACGGTATGGACTAACGACCTTTCTGCCAACGGTCAGATCACCACCAACACCTGCTATGCTCAATATTACAGAAGCTACGGTGCGGTCGATTGTGATCACGTCTACGCCTACAATTACGTACATGCCGACAACTATTTCGATTGCAGCGGTTGGTCATATCTCAGGGGCGGTGTACAAATATGGGGCGAAGTATATCAGTTCGCTGGTAGCTTTGAAACTTATGGCCACATTTATCCAGTTCCTAACGGTCAGAACGAATGCGGCGTGTGTCAGCACCAATGGCGGAACGTGTTCTCCTATAATTTCGCAACTGAAAGCGATCCGGCAAAGAAACGCGACATCGCACCAGTCCCGGAGGTGTGTCTCGAACTGGTTAACGCCATCAGGCCGTCAACCTTTAAGTGGAGGAACCCCGGCACGCATGACGATCATGGTCAACCGATGGACGCCGACCATCCGTTTGCGAATACCCATTGGGGGTTCATGCAGCCCGATGTCATGAGCGTCATGAACGATCCCGACCGGAAGCTGCCGGTGTTTGGTGGTGCCTACATTGACAAAATGTTCGGCGTAAAAATACTCCAATACAACGAACTGGTGGCGGTGCTGTGGCAAGCGGTGCGGGAGCTGTCGGACAAAGTAAAGCAATTAGAGGCTACCAAACACTAAACTTTGGAAGGAGGAATTAAAATGGCTGCACCTGGAATTTCTGCCATTCCGGATTCTGCCGCGCTCGCCGCGCAGATGGACCTGCTCAATCAGGCGATCGCCGCGCTCAATACTGGGTCGGTCGTCACCAATATGACGGTGAGCGCACCCGCTGCGCCGCCAGATGACCCGACCCGGTTCATGATGCCGGTATCCGTGACGATCGATCCGCCGATCAGTGACCCGGCAACGATCGCTGCTCTGATCATTGGGTTGCAGGCACAATCACAAGCACTGTGTGACCGACTGGTGGCGATGGGCTACGTCGACGATAGTGACGATATCACGGCTCGCAGCATTCCGACGCCGCCGGGAACCCCACCGGCCCCGCCAGGGATGCCCGTCATGCCGCCGCGCTATGCCGTGCCGTATCCCTCCGTCACCTCTGGGGCATAGACGGCCCACGAGACGGCCACGGGGGGCCACGGAGACGCCATGAGCCATCCGGCAGCTATAGATATAGCCGCGACCCCTCTCCCGCGTCTCCGTGGCCGTCTCGCGGGCCTCGGAGACCAAGTCCTTAAGGAGGGCTGCCATGGCCGATCCGCCGCCTCCGCCGCCGCCGTCATCCAGGGGATGGCTGGCCGATCTGATCACTTCGGTATTTGCTTACATCGACCGGCCCTGGAAAGCCGTGGTCGTGGTCGTCCTGGCGGTGCTTGGGCTGGCTGGCTGGATCGTCTATGAGAAGCGCGATGAGCTGTTCGAGGCATGGCTGACGCCGGACACCCCAGAATTGAAGACCGCCGAGATCCCGGATGCGCTGGAGAAACTGGCTATGGAGACCGACGCGGACCTTGTGCAGGTTTGGGCGGTGGACCTGTCGAAGAACTCCCAATGGTTCATCGCGGCACGACGGCATGACGGGGAGAGGCCTGTGATTCCGATACCGCGCAGGCTTCCCATCATTGATCACACTTCGGACATACAGCGATTAACAGAAATTTTGGCGGGACGCCCGGTTTGTGTTGCCTTGGAACCGGGCGGCACGCCGGTCGCCCGGCGGCTGTATGAGCGCGGTATGAAGCGCGGCTGCGCGATACCGATTCCGCCGAATCCGGATGCCTTCGTCGGAGTGATCTACTTGGCATGGTCGGTATCGACCGACAGCAGCGGTGAAAACGTCGCGGTCGGTGCCGCACGGGAAATCTCGAAGAAACTGGCGACGCACTAGGAGGATGACATGAGAATGGCACTGGCACTCGGACTGGCACTACTGCTCAGCGGCTGTGGCTGCGGTATCAACGGTCAATACTGCGTGTCTTCGTACAGCTACGTCCAGACTGCACCGGGGGCCTGGACAGCAACCGCGCACTACGGCAATTAAGTCGCCCGGTCATCGAGCGCTTGCCGCCGTAGCACTGGCGGTGTTAATATCGTGGCTCGCGGTAGTCGTGCTGCTGTGGATTATTGTTAAATTCGGGGGTGGATGATGGCTACATTCCAAGAGTTCCTGGCGGTGACCCAGAAGGAACTGAACCGGCATCTCGACCGGATGGTGGGCCACGTGCCGTTAAAGCCGGTCAATCGCCCGCCGCAACGGGTGGTGCCGCCATTACCCGCTCGGGCGCTGAACTTCTCTGGTATTGGTCGAGCGCCGCTGATCCCGGACGACACTTCAACTGATAACGCACCAGTAACGCGGCGAGGCCGGTGACGTTCAGACCGACCCACGCCGCCAAAACTATTTCGACGATCACCACAGCGCGGTTACCCTCTTGACTTCGGCAGCACAGGCCTGCCATGTTGGGAAGCCCTTGACCGGAACATGGCTGAAACTCGCACCGGGAACCCGCAGGAAGCGGTGCACCGGCATGTCGGGGGTGATCGGCCACTGGTAGCCGGGGATGCGCAGCAACCACGTTTTGCGCCCGACATAGCGCGCGGTGGCGATCATCTTGCGCCCGTCCATCCAGCAGCAGGCCCGCCGGGGAATGCGGTGCAGGGTTAGTTCAAGTGCCATCACTCTCCCTCCATGTGTTGCTTGAGCCGGGGGTAGCTGTCGAGCCACAGCCGCAAGGCTTGGAAGACGTCTGGCTCCATGGCAATCCAATGATCGCTGTCATCGCGTGGCGCGCGGAGTTTCACGTGAAACCCATCGAAGGACGCGTAGACGCCGTCGCCCAGATAGGTTTCGGCGTCGCGGATGGGGAGTTCAGCGGCCACTGTCACCTCCTGAGGTGGGGGTTCCGGAACCGGTTTCGACGACGGTCAGGTCGTCGCCGCCATCGACGCGACCGGCTTCCTCGATCCAATAATCAAGCTCGCACGGGTCGATGTCCAGTACCTTGGCCGCGACCCGCCGGGTCACACTGACGAGATGAAGCTGTTGGGCGTGGTAGATGTCGTAACGCACGGGGAACTCCTATTGGTGAGCGAGCGCGCCGATCAGCGCGAGCAGCAGCAGGACCAGCGCGATCTTGCCGATATGACGCAGCATCGCCAGGATGAAGACAGCGAGCAGGATGCCGCCCGCGACGGCTAACATGGGATCACCAAGCCGTGATATTGGGACACCGCGTCCCAGTCGCTCGACCATAGCTGCGACTCGTGACCGTACTCGTCGCTCAGGTGGACCGATGCGACGCGCCCGCCGGAATAAGACACGTGGTGTCGCGCGAACAGCCGCGCGGCGTATGTGCTGTGGAACCGGCGCTGCTCATCGCTGCCATTGGTGAAGCGGATGATCAGGAAGGGCTTGCGCGGCTTCATGACGGGATCACCTCCATAACCTTGACCGAGCTGCCTTGCTGCGCCAGACGGGCGACGACCCGCTCACCAGCGGCATTGACGTAGAGCCGCGAAGTCTTGGGGAAATCGCGCGGCAGGTCGCGGTTGACGGGCCGGAATCCCAGCGCGACCATCCGCGAGTGCCACGTGACGTAACGAACTGGCTTGAACATTTGCTTCTCCTCTATCAAGACACGTAAAATACCACACTTTGACAAATCGGTCAATGGTCGCGTCTGGAACTAGGAGCATGGTTCCCATGTTCCCTTAATAGGAGGCCGTCATGCCCTCGATTATTCTGTTGGTCTTTGCCTTCGTGCTGACCCTGATCGCTGCCTTCTGGCGTGGCGGACCGTGGCCCGGTGGCTTCCCATTTCCACACCTCGGCTGGCTCGGGCTGTCGCTGTTTTTCCTGCACCTGCTGCTGGGCGGGCATCCGTAGGCTACGATGCTGATCATGGCCGCATCTTCACACCAGGGGCCATTGGCGGCTTTTCAGCGGCGAATTTCGTATCGATGACAAAGCCGCAGATCGCGCAACGCTTTAACGTAGCCCTATCGTGGCGCTCTGTGGGCGCAAAGGGATTGGTAGGATCATGGGGCGCGGGCCGGTTCTCTGGCTGGCACGCGTCGACAAGCAGGGCGTTTGATGGCCCTCCCTATCGATCAAAGCGGCGGCACATGCTGCCACCATCGCGTCGCGCATCGATATTTTGTGGATCACCGCTTGCCCAAATTCGGCGAGCACAACATCGACGATCCGTTCCGCGCGCGCCGTTCGGTTGCGATTGGGATGGTTAGTCATGTTGGCCTCTACTGATCCCTGCTCCGGTAGTGTCACGGAGGGCGACGGGCGGCCTCCCAGCCCCCCCTGAGTGTGGGAGTGGCTATGTCTATAGCTCCGGTGGTCCCACCGCGTCTCTGTGGCCTCCGTCGACCGTCCGTCGTCCCCCGTGACACTATTAATCCTCCTTAGCCAACCGGGCGCGTAACTCGGCGCGCTCATCTAAATCTGGAACGTAATTGCGAAGCCATTGGCAGGTAGCGCAGACCGTCGGCGGCGGGTCGCGTACCGGTAGGCTACAAATTAACTGCCCGCAATCAGGACAGACGAACTCGTCATGGCTGTGCATGGCGTCGGTCATGCCCGCCCGCCGATCGGCAAGATGCCGTCGATCATCCGCCCGGCAAATTGACCCACGGCGGAATCTGGGTTATTGGTCAGGGCGGACACCTTGCCCTTCCAGTCACGTTGAATATCCAATATCCGGACTTTGGTGGCGATGCCATCGGTTGCCGCGATCATAATCGCCTCGCGCCGATCCGGCAACTGACTAGGAGGCGGCGCGGCATCCACCTCTGCCTGCGTCCGGTACATGGGCGACATCCAAGCTTCCGACATGTGGGACAGTATCACGGCACCCATGCTGCGCGCCTTGGCCCGAATCTCGGACAGCATCATCTGCTTGTCAAACTCACCATTCCATGGACAAGAACACACCGCAGCCTCACCCTGCGGCCCGACCAAAATAAAGGTCGCAACCAATTCTGGTTTACGCTCAACCAGCAAGGTGTCACGGGCTTGCGCTTCGGCAACATCGAGCAGTTCATCAAGGGTCACCATCAGACCATCCTCCGGATCTCTTGCCAGCGGTCGCGGAAAACCGGATCGCGGCCAAACAGTGCAACGGCGGTGTACTCCACGATGCCCCACGACGCGTAACCGTTGGCTCCGCGAGTGATCAGGAACTGGATGGCCTCGTCGGCCTCATGCTTCTCGTAGTCATTGATCATGCAGTCTAGCTCGATGCGACGCCGCACTAAAGTGACCTGCCGCTCGTCCAAAATGTTGACCAGCGCGCGACGCTGGTCGGATGACCACCCTTGGGTCAGTAGTCTCACGGATGCTCGTGCCATTACCTTCTCCTCTATATGGCGGGCTATTATAACACATCGTTAAACGGATGTCAACGACCCGGCTCGGAATTTCTCCTTGGCAATCGCAATCATGCGGTGTCGCACGTCAGCCCATTGGACTAATACCCACGGCTCGCCGCCCAATGCTACCCAAGCGTGGAATGCCGACACCCGGTCGGGGCCGGGACGCTGCCACAGTGCAATCGTCGCGTCAATGTCGGCCAGACGGTTCATTCAAGTGCGATAAGATTTTGGTGTCTTTCTGGGCCAGCGACGTCGCCATCTCCATCTCAGTCTCACCGGAAAAGATCAAGATGTCGAAC